TGAATGTAGGCGGCACCAGGGGCACCGCCTACCATTTCAAAAGGAGCGTTCTTATCGAAACGCGCCATTTGTTACTCTCCTGTGGATTTACCGTAGCTGGAATAGCCTTTTACGAGGTCAGCCTGCGTCTGGCCTTCCTCGCCCAAGCTCTTGCCCAACTCGTAGCCAGGATCGAATGACGCGGCGGCGACCGAAATAGCCTCCCCCATCGTCACGTCGATCTTTTTGGTCCCGGCCACGTCGCCGCCACGACAGCGGCTAGTGTCGGCCATGTTACTTGCCCGCCCCGAGATGAGGCTTGCTTTCGCCAACTACGCGCCCGCCGTCATCCCACTGAGCGGTTTTCTGAAACTCGGAAGCGTCCAGGCCGCCAGAATTATCGCGCGGGAGCAACTTGTTATCGGGAACGAATTTGGGCTTAATGGTGGCTGCATCGGCCATGATACATTACCTTTCCGTTGGTAAGCGCCGCCGGGTCAAGAAGCCCTTGCTGCGCGTGTTGCGTTGCTGAAACTCGATGTCTTTGGGAAGCCATCCAGTGTTGCCAACATTCTCATCGACCTTTTTAGGCCTACTTGAGCGGTCAGCATAGTTTTCTTTGTCATAGGCCGGATGCTCGTTAATTCCGGGGTCGCAAAACCCCTTGCGAAGCTCGTCCTCTGACGCGCCGAAGCCGCCCTCAAAGCGGACATCGGCAGGAGGGTCGAACGCGCGGCCTTCGTTTGTCTCGAAGCCGCCAAGTCCTCCCTTGTCATGATACCCGTCATTCCCCCGGTCAGAGTCGGGGACGTTCCGAAAGTCCGAAACGTCCTTGTCCGACTCGTCGCCGACGAAAAAGACGGGAAGTTGCCCTTTCCAGCGACCGGCCATTTACGGAGCCGCCCAGGTTCCAGTTGACGGATCAACGTGGAAGTGCGTGGTGACGTTGCTTTTAACAACAGCATCAGCCCCGTTCGTGAAATAAAGCAGGCCGCCGACCGGGATTAGCGCGTTCGGGTCCGTGGAGAGGGCGGTGAAATTCACCGTTGCCGTGGCGGACGAGAGCGCTACCGAGGCCAGCGTGGTTGTTACCGTCCCTACCAACGAGAGCGCGTTGAGCGTACCCGCCCCCGCAGTCCCGATGGTCGCAACGGTTGCCGCGAACCCACGAAACCTGATCGCCATGGGGAAGCCCTGGACGAGGCTGGTCCCGTTGGCACCCACCGTAGTTGCCCCAGCAAAATCAAGCTGGCGGGCAACATACGTCGGATGGTCATAATTACCTTGAGCCATAGTTGCTTATGTCCTTTCCGAGTTAAGCCTTGCTGGACCAGTGATAGATACGGGCCTGCAACGCCTGGGTTTGAGTGAGAGCAAATCCGCCGAGATAGTACCATGCAATGCCCTTGGCGCGGCCAAAGTCAGTTGGGATGGCACCACGCATCTCCTCGGGAACCACAATGGCTTCCGCCACGGTGTCTTCACCAAAGAAGAAGGCGTTGTCGGATAAGCCGTTGGTCCAAGCGCTGAACGACGCTGGGGAGGTGTAGCTCCCAGAGTTGTAGATCCCCTTGGAAATGTTGGTCTGCTCGACAAAGCGGACGCCTTCGTATTTGCCGATCTCGCCGTTGTAGATCATCTGGAAACCCTCATCCCGGTACTGATATACCGATTCGAGGTCATTCTTCACCGGACGCCATGTCGTCGGCCAAGCCAGCCCCATGTACTCGTCGCCAGCGAACGGCGGCGTGTTGCGCTCCTTCATCACGTCAACGATGGATTTGATATGATTTTTGTGAAGGTTGACCGAGTTGGTGACGGTCTGCGTGCCGGTGGTGGCAAGCACAATGATCGACGTATCGGTGCCGATTGACGAGGTGCCAACGATGGCCCCAGCCGAAAGCTTCAACGGGGTGCTGTAGAACTGGTTCCAAGCCTGGGCGTCGATGCCCTTCTTGGCGTCGTTCTTCAGAACCTTGTTGATGATCTCCTGCACGGGGTGCTTGGACAGGTTGTCCAGCAAGCCGGTGTAGGGGACAGCGTTGCCGAGTTCGGTAACGGTGCCGGTGCCCTGCGCGATGGTGAAATTCGTGTAGGGGAGGGTTGAGGTTTCCGTAAGGACCGTACCGCCCGTGGCCACGTCATTATAGACGTTCCAAGTGAAGATTTGTCCTTTGTGGAGTCCTTTGTCGGTAAAATCCTTGGCGTCCGAGAACTGCCGGAATTTGCAGAGCGGCTGAACAGCCGTGCGCAGGATATCCGAAAGCTCCAGGGAATACATATACCCACCAAGGGTATTGATGCTCCAGAGTTGGCCAGCC